AAAGATGTTTCGTTAATTCTGATTTAGAACAACTCTTAACGGTATAAATAGATATATGGCAATTCAAACTGATATAGTAAATAACGCAAAGATTGTTGCAACCAAACAAGAATGGAGAGATTTGGATTTGTTTTTCAAAGCTCATCCTATCACTGGAGATGTAACGGTTAAGACTGATACCGATGCTGTTAAACGATCTGTAAAGAACATCGTATTGACAAATCATTTTGAGAGACCATTCAAACCAAACTTTGGTGGGTCTGTAAGAGACCTACTATTTGAACTGAACACTTCGAGGAAGTTGAGGAAGGTTCAAAAGAGATTGAAAGACACCATCGAAGCATTCGAACCGAGAGTCGAGGATGTGCAAGTCATCTTAGCAAATGAAGACTCTAACGAACTGAACATTACTATTCATTATTCAATTAAGAATAGTACAAGAAAACAACAAGTTGACTTCACTGTAACTAGGACACGATAATGGCAATTAAGAGCTCACAAATTAATGTAACGGATTTGGATTTCGATTCAATTGCGACTAATCTAAAAACATACCTACAAGGACAAGAAACTTTAAAGGACTATAACTTTGAAGGGTCTACACTAGCCGTGTTGGTCGATCTTCTTGCATACTCATCACACATTGGTGCAGTAAACACAAACATCGCAGGTTCAGAACTATTCTTAGACTCTGCACAGATGAGAAAGAACGTTGTATCTAGAGCAAAGGACTTGGGTTTCATCCCTGCTTCCGAAACGTGTTCAAGTGCAACCATAGAATTAGCAATTAAAAACGTTAAAAATGCAGATGGAACTTACCCGACAGTTAGTCAGATGCAATTAGGTAGAGGAAGTATGTTCTCTACGGTTTATGATGGCAAAACGTACAACTTTGTTGTACCAAATACCGTGAACCCTACAGCCAATGGGAGTACTTACAGTTATGCAAGTGTTCCCATTGTGCAGGGTACGTATGCTTCAGACCAATTCGTATTTGATAATCAAACACCGAATCCTAAGTTTGTTTTATCTAATGAAAGAGTGGACAGAAGTAGACTCCAAGTGTCAGTCAATTCAGGGGGAACAGCAACAACGTTCACACTCTCAACAAACATATCAAATGTTAAAACAACTTCAGCAGTTTATTATGCACAAGAGAACGAAGAAGGATTCGTTGAGATTTACTTTGGTGATGGGGTATTAGGAAAATCATTAGAAGATGGAGACATCATCACTACTACTTATATTATAGTAGATGAGATTCATGCTGATGGAGCCAAGAACTTTACATTGGTGAGTTCAGTCAATGGGTTTAGTGATACGTCTATTACTGTGTCGGCACAGGCAGCTGGTGGTACAGAGAAAGAGTCCATTGAATCAATCAAATTTAAAGCAACGAAGTTCTACACATCTCAGAACAGACTGGTAACACTGAATGACTACAAAGCAAAGGTCACTGAGTATTACCCGAACGCAGATGCAGTTGCAGTATGGGGTGGAGAAGATAATAACCCACCAGTGTACGGAAAGGTGTTCCTTGCAATCAAACCTATGAACTCAGACTATCTTTCAGATACCGAGAAGACGGTAATCAAGGCTAGGTTGAGAGACCTAAATATGTTGACAGTAAGACCCGAAATAGTTGATGCAGAGATTGTGAAGATTCTGATTTCAACAACCTTCAAATATAATGAAAGGGCAACAACTCTTTCAAAAGGAGAATTGGAGTCATTGGTTAAAACAACAATCAACACTTTTGATAATACAAACTTGACTAACTTCGATTCTATCTTCAGACATTCAAACTTAACTAAGACTATTGATGAATCAGATTCGTCTATCTTAAGTAACACAACAAACATACGACTCAAGAAGGGTCTTCCTGTTAAACCCACTCAATTACTCAGTTATACTGTAAATATGGGTAACGGATTATACAATCCGACTTCAGGATATAATGATTCACTAGGTGGTATCACAAGTACCACAGGGTTCTATGCTCTAGGTGACGCAACCAACGTCCAGTTCTTTGACGATGACGGTAAGGGTGTGTTAAGAAGATATAGACTTTCAGGGTCAACAAGAATTTATGTAGATAGTGTAGCTGGTACAGTGAACTATTCTACAGGACTAATTTCAATCAATTCTATCTCCATAACCTCAACGGTGAATGCAGACAGTACGATTGATTTCACACTTATACCGAGTGGCAGCGATGTTGTTGCAACAAGGGGTATCTTAGTTGATATCTCTGCTGACGATATTTCGGTTAAGGGTGAGGTAGACACCATCGCAAGTGGTGAAAGTAGTGCAGGGGTAGGATACAGTTCTACTTCTTCCTCTACATATTAATGATGTATAAAGTGGTGAGAGATGGTAGGTTCCATGCTCTCAGTAGCATCCCATTAACTTGGTTTTTATAGGAGAAAACAAAATGGCAGATAAGAAAATAAGTGCATTAGCAGCGGTATCCGATTCGAGTATCACAGCAGATGACCTTCTACACATTGTAGAAAACCCAGGCGGAACGCCCGTCAACAAGAAAATGACCATCGGTCAATTGTTCGAAAATATCCCTACGCATTTAGCGATAGACGATATTACGACAGTAACCGCTGCGAGTGATACACTTGCTACATCTTTTGCAACAGCAATCGATTTATCAGGTGCAACAGCAAACGTTCAATTTACTTTGGGCAGTGGTACTAACGTAGGACAGATAAAGGTTATCTGGGCTGCGACTGAACCAGCAGCATCTTGGAATGCAAATATCCAAGTAACATCATTTGGGCCATCAGCCTCGGCAGCAACGAACATCGTTTTGTCTACGATTGGTGAATCAGTGGTATTAATATGGTCAGGAACCCATTGGTTCCCAATTGCAGACTCAGGTTTAACTGCGTCTAGACCAGCAATCACTTAAGAGAATTAATTAACTATGTCTCACGAAAAACAAATTTCGGAAAAGTTATCATACAGACTTCCTTCATTACTCCCCGAGTATTTGAAATCGGAAGCTCCTGCATTTGAAGCTTTCCTTAAGGCGTATTTCGAATTTTTAGAGGCAGAGATATTAACTCTTGAAAGTCAAGGCGAATTAGACGGTTTCGCCATAGAAGACGGTACAGGTTCATTATTATTTGAACCTGCTACCGTCTCACCGTCCCCTACTTCAGAAACATCTAAGGTTATTAGTGAAACTCAGGTGAGTCTTGCAGGGCCATATACAGTAGGTGAGTATATTGTAGGAACAACCAGTAAGTCCGTTGCAAAGATAGAAGTTGTAAACGGCAATTCATTATTCATTAACACGATTTCAGGTAATGGTTTCTCAAAAGGAGAGACGGTTACAGGTAGAAATTCCACACAGAAAGGTATAGTTGCTACCTATAAAGAGAACAGTGTTCTCGCAAACAACAGACTATTAGACTACTCAGACATCGATAACACGACTGAAGACTTCTTGGAGTATTTCCAAAAAGACTTTATGCCTTCGATTGATCTTGCATCTTTACAGAATAGTCGTCTAACAATTAAAAACATCCACGACCTCTATCAAATGAAGGGGACTGGAGAATCATTACAGTTCTTAATGAGATTATTGTATGGTCAAGATGCCACAATAAGATATCCAATTGATGAAACTATTCATGTAAGTGAATCGGGTTACTCTCAACAGAGAAGATTGAGATTGACAATGACTTCGGGAATTCCTGAAGCAAACGACAAGATAACACAATACGATTCAACTGGAAAGATAATCATTGCACAAGCAGTTATTGAGAATGTATATTTCGATAATGTGGACAATTTGTATTCACTAGAGATCATGAACAATCATGTGGGAGTGTTTACCAAGGGAAGTACTGTTACAATCCTTGACAGAGACGGTATAACGACACTTACTGCAACTGTTAATGGTATCATCTCAGACATCACAACAGGTTCATCTAGTTACATTGCACACAATGACAGTGGAGTTATTCTTCTAGAAGACGGTGCTGGTCTATTATTTGAGACTAAGTTGAATCCTTTCGGTTCACTTTACAATCTGAATGATCAGATTAATATCGTTGGTTCTAAAGATGACACCGACACCACAGAATCCCTTGCAGTTGTAAATGGATTGATAGAAGGTGGTATCACCGAGATCATGATCGAGAGCAGAGGTTCTAGTTATGAAGCGGGTGATCTAATTGTATTTGAGGGTGGAAATGGTGATGGTGCAGAAGCAGTCATTGGTTCTATTGTAGATGCCATCCTACTGGAAACTGAAACCAAACCCGAAGGTCGTGATAGAATATTTGTTACCGAGTGGGAATTTACTGCAACAGCAAGTCAAACAGTATTCGGTGGAGCTTCAGTCACAGATGACTATAACAATCTTGTTATTTTTAACGATGACTCAGTTAGAGTTTTCGTAGATGGTATTGAGAAGGTCAGAACTGCAGACTTTACTACAAACAATGATAGAGTCACATTCGTTTCGGGATTAACGGTTGGCCAGACGGTAAACGTATACCTTTCATTTAACAGTTTAACATACGAAGATGATTCCCCGATCAACCACGAAACTGCCACTGGTGAAATCAGAAGTGTATTCATTAAGTCGGGTGGTAGTTACACTACAGTACCTAAGGCATTCCCAGGCGGTTACATTTATCTGAGTGATCTATCAGGATATTTTGTAAATGGAGTTGTTACAGGAGGCACTTCGGGTGCAACTGCAACCATCTCAAGAATTGAAACACAACAGAAACGACTAGTTGTTAAGAGATCATCTACCGACACTGGAGTGTTCCAAGTTGGAGAACTAATTGAGAGTGGTTCGGGTATTACCCGCACAGCAAGAGCGTGTACTCAGGTTAACGTTTCAAGTGGAACAGGTGCAAAACTATTTGTATGGTCAGACACAGCAGGTGGTGTTGCATCCATAAACATTCAAGATCAGGGTAACAAGTTTGATGGAGATGGTATTCTATCATCCACATCACACTTCCCTATGTTAATCACTACACCTAGTGCATCACTTACAAGAGATTTAACATTCACTGGTGATATGTCAGGGTCAACTGGTAAAGTTGTATCGTATGATGCAGACAGACACATTCTAACCTATTCAAATTTAACAGGTGAGTTCTTTCAGAACGAACCAGTATCATTTAATATCTCAGACAGTTTTAAAGTATTGAAGTCATCCATATTCGATGGACGAGGATTGTTTGCTGGTGAAGGTATTATCGAAGAACAGATCGTTGGTGATTACGGTACTACAAATGCTTATGCAAGTAGAATTCATGATGGTAAGTTCTATCAGTCACATTCATATGTTGTAAAAGTTGGTGAGTCCATTAACAAGTGGAGAGGTGTAGTTAAAGATTTACTTCACCCTGCTGGTCATATCTTCTTTGGTGAAGTGGCAATTAAAAATCTTATCAGCACAGTAGCGGACTCTCAAGTACGATTCCTTCCTACGATCATGATACCATTGACTACCGATGTTAGTATTACAGATGCATTCTCGAACAGTGTTAAAAAGGTTCAGATTTATACATTATCGGATGAGGTTGAAGACCCATTCGTAATACTAAGAGAGGCTGGATACGCTGCACCCAACACTAACCCAGTAGATGGTGGAGCAATTCCTGCCTATGCAGTAGTGGGTGGTATTGAGACTGGTAAAGGAACCGAGTACTACGACTCTGAGATGAGGAGTAGAAAACTCAATATTACCGTTATAAATAGTGTTGCAAGTGCAATTACACAGAGTTCACCTAGATTAGATTCAGTAATGTCTGTATTGAATCTTCGTAACATAGATAATGGTTGGGTAGTTGTTGAGGATGAAAGAAACCGATATGGAAGGCCTGCAGATCAAGGAAAGACTCATGTAGTCTATACTCCTAGTCAAGCAGAGACACTTGTATATGAAGATGGTACAATTATTCTAAGAGAACCACAACCCGACTACTTGAGATTTGAAGAACGAGTTAGAAGAAATGTAACTGTTCAAGGTGTGTCAGGCGAAAGAATTATATCAGAAGATGGTAATGATCTATTCAACTTGGAAACAGCAACGACAATAGAACCAGTTGAACATTTCGTAACTGAAAGAAGTATAGAAGTAGAAAGTGGATTGTTCCTTGAAGATGGTCTTGGTGAAAGACTTATATCAGAAGATGGAACAGCATTTATTCAAGAGGGTGTGTCCGAAACAGGACTAACTTCGTTTGTCCCATTTGGGTCAACTCTGAGAACCCTAAATATAATCACAGGACAACAGACTTACGATATCTCTTACTACGTGAAAGATGAAAGTGATGATGGAGTTATGTTGGAAACTGGAAGTGGTAACGTTCTAAGTGAAAATTCGAAACCCGAAGGACTACGAATTAACGACCTAGATGCCTACTTCCCTAATTTACATTTGCCTGAATATGAACTTCAAGCAAGAAAAAGAACAAATATTACATTTAGTGCATACATAAAGTCTGCATGAAGTTATAAATAGTATTATAAATATCTGAGGAGAACAGAACAATGGCAGCAATTATTACCGAAAAGTTTAGAATTCATAATGCTAAACAATTCAAAGAAGATTTCAGTGCAGCTGAAACAGCATCATCAACCTACATATTCATTGGACGACCATATGATTGGGCAACCGAACCAGTAGCTCCAGCACCTGCTAACGCAGTTGGTGAAGAGATTGATTCATATTCAGACATGATTGCACTTAAACAAGTGGCAGCTGCTGATGTATCACACGGTCTTACTAGATATGATTGGACTTCAGGAGTAACTTATGATGAGTATGCACATAACTATTCAGCATCTAATCTAACTCCTGCGACTTCCGTAAACAACCTTTACGATGGACGATTTTATGTGATGACCGATGAGTATCACGTATATAAATGTCTTAGAACTGGTAGAGCTACTGGTGGTGCAGTTGTTGGTTCAACTGTTAAACCTTCAGGAACTTCTGCAACAGCAATTGTTGCAACTGCTGATACTGGTGCTACTATGTATGGGTATCTTTGGAAATATATTACAACTGTGACGGCCTCAGAAACTATCAAATTTGTAACTAACGATTTTATCCCAGTTAAAACTATGGGTGTTCAAACCGAGATTGACGGAGTTGCAGCTTTAGGTGCAACAGTCGCTGATGATGGTACATCTCAGTGGGATGTCGAGAACAGTGCAGTAGACGGTGGTGTTCATCACGCAGTAGTGACTGCTGGTGGTACTGGTTATACAAACGGTGATGGTTCATACGAAAATATTCCTGTAGATGGGGATGGTTCGGGTGGTGTTGCAACAGTTCATGTTGTATCAAACGCACTCTCACACGTTACAATTACAACTGCTGGAACTGGTTACAGACGTGCATCAATTAACGTTGCAGATATTCCAGGCGGTACTGGTGGTGCAATTACTGTAATCATCTCTCCGTTAATCGGACATGGCGCAGACCCAATTCAAGAACTTGGTGGAAACTACATCATCGTCAACTCTAGATTAGAGTTTGGTGAAGGTGGTGGAGACTTCCCAATTGATAATGACTTCAGAAGAATTGGACTATTACAAGACCCATTCAATAAAGGAACTACTACAGTTTCAACTGCAGCTACCATGGCTGCATATCATCAGATGACACTTCTTAATGCTTCGTCTCTCAATGTTGACGATATTATTAAGAATGCAACTTCGGATGGAAATGGAATTGCAGTATCAAGAGTTGTATCTAAGACAGGTAATGTAGTGTCACATATTCCAGTTGCAAATAGTGACGGTGGATATGTAGACTTTACTACTTCACACACTGTATATGTCGGTGGAACTACTATCAGCACAGTAACCGCAGTAGACGCTGCTTTCCCTGAAGTTGAAAGATACACAGGGCAGGTTTTGTATGTTGAGAATCGAGGTGCAGTAACAAGAGCAGCTGACCAAATCGAAGATATTAAATTAATTATTGAAATGTAAGTAGTGTCCTTCGGGACACCCTACATAATAATATATAAACGAGTTAGGAAACTATGGCTGAGAAAACAGATTTAAATGTATCACCTTATTACGAGGATTATGACAGCGACAAGGGCTTTCAGAAAGTTCTTTTTCGTGCTGGTAGGGCGTTACAATCTAGAGAATTAATCCAATCACAATCAATTCTTCAAAATCAAGTTGAAAGATTTGGTGATCACTTCTTTAAAGAAGGTTCTATAGTCCAAGGTGCATTAGCCGATTTGGATATGGACACCTATTATGTCAAAGTTAACTCTGCAAATCCTAACGCTGGTGGTGATGACAATGTAAGTGATTACTTAACTGCATCTCACAAGAAATTCTATAGAGGCAAAACAACTGGAGTTGTTGCACAGGTGTTTTCATCTAGTGTAGAAACCACCACAGACAGTGCTTGTCTTTATGTAAAGTATTTGCAACAGGGAACTGATACTAAAAACTCATTTGCATTTAGTTCTGCAGAAGAACTACAAGAAGTAACACTAGGTTCAACAGGCATCGTTGCAATTGTAGACTCAAACTTGAATGAATATCAGGTCGGAACTGTAACAGCAACCAATATCATTAGTGGTCGAGCTTCAATTGCCAAGATAACCGAAGGTGTCTTATTCATAAGAGGATTCTTTGTTAAAGTTGCAGCACAAGAACTAATTCTAGAGAAATTCTCAGGAGCTCCTTCTTACAGAGTTGGTATATCAATTGTAGAGAGTCTAATTACCGCAGCTGGTGATTCCTCATTAAACGATAATGCAACAGGGTCAACAAATGAGAACTCGCCTGGAGCAGACAGATTAAAGTTTGCATTAACACTTAATAAGTTCTCTCTTGGTAGCACTACCGATACAGACTTTGTAGAACTGATCAGAGTTAACAAAGGTATCATCGAACTACAGGTCAATAGACCTTTGTACAACGAGATTGAAAACACACTTGCACGAAGAACATTCGATGCAAACGGTGACTTCGTTGTATCACAATTTACAGCAAGTTTAAGAGAACATTTGGACGATAGTACCAATAGAGGGTTCTACTCTAAACTAAATGGTGGACTTGAAAACAAGTTTGTCGTGCAAGTATCTGCTGGTAAAGCATATGTAAAAGGATACGAAATAGATAAAACTGGTGCAACGTCATTGCCAATGTATAAGGCAAGAACAACAGTTGCACTAGCAGATGCAGTTACACCCATTCGAATGGGTAATAGACTTAAGGTTCATAACGCCGAGTCAATGCCAGAATTTGGTAATGAGTCTACAAATACTCAACCGTTTAAAGAAGTCGAGATATATGCCGAGGTCAAAGGGTCTCAGTCAGTCCAAATTGGATTGTGTAGAGTACGAGACATAGATATAGTCTCAGGTACATCCAGTGCAACTGGTGTCTATACTGATGCTTCCATATGGAACATGTATATGTTCGATATCAAGATGTTCACCAACCTAACTGGTTCGGCTGTAACCGTAAATAACTTTGTTGCTGGAGATAAGGTTACAGGTTCAGTCTCAGGTGCAACAGGTATAGTCGCAAAGAATGTCAGTGCTGGAGCAGCTAGTATCATGGTTCATGATGTGGTTGGAACATTTGTTGCAACTGACGCTATATCTACAGTAGGTTCAGGAAACACTGCCTCCATAGCTTCTTTATCTGCAACAGGAATAAGATCATATAACATTGATCGTGCAAGGTCTCTTAAACAGACTCCTTTAATTAGTTCAAGTAGAGCAGTATTTAAAGCAGATATCGTAACCGATTTAGATAACACACTAACAGGTAGTGTTACACTTGCAGCTTCAACTGCCATGACAGGTTTTGCTACAAAATTCTTGACAGAATTAAAAGAAGGTGATATAATAAGAGCAGGAACAGCATCTGCAGTGGTTATTGCTTCTGTCACCGATGATGTAACTGCAACCTTAGTGAGTGCTTATGCAACAGACTTTACAGGTAATGCTGTTAGAAGACGTGCAAGATTGTTTGATCAAGATCAAACCGCTGCCATCTCATCATTCCCTAGAGATTGGGTTGCAACATCTACCCCTAAATCTATTACTGTTAAAAGACAACAGATAGTTACAATCACAGGCAACAAAATATCCCTCACAATAAGTGAAGGGGCATTTGGTGCAAAGAGTACTGACAATTATACAATTTCAGTCATCCAACAGAACGGAGGTTCACCTGTATTATTGAATGGTGATCTTCTAAATGTAGATGACTTCACAGGAAGTCCCAGCGGTGGAACCTTTGAACTATCAGGGTTTGCAACTGCAGATAATGACACCGTACTTAAAGTCACTTCTACTGTAACACTAACTTCGACAATTGTCAATAGAGACAAGAACATTAAGAAGGCTAGAGTCCTTAAAGTTGGTTCAGCAAGAAGTGCTAATGGTTTCTATGGAACTGCATACGATGATAAAGATATTTCTCTCGGTGTTGCAGATGCATTTAAGGTTCGTGCAATCTACGAAGGTGTTGGTGGTACTACGCCAACTCCACCAAATGCAGTTATAAATGTAATAACTGGAACATTCGTACCGTTTGAAAAAGTCATTGGACAAACCTCTGGCGCACACGGTATTATTATTAATTATGGTGGTGATGATAACACATCATACTTCTATTATGTCTCAGGAAAGTTTGTAGCAACAGAAAGTATTGTTGGTCAGACATCTAATGCACAAGGTACACTTACTAGTGTATCAGAAGGTTCTGCAAACATAACAAGTCGATACTTCTTTGACGATGGTCAAAGGGATGGTTTCTATGATCTTGCAAAACTGGTTAGAAAATCAGGAGCTCCTGCACCGTCAAATCCAATTGTAGTAGTATTTGATTACTTTACTGCCTCAGGTAGTGGAGACTTCTTTGATGTTAATTCATATGCAACAATAGATTACAAAGACATTCCAGTTTACTCTCCTAACAGAGTTGACTTAGGTGGATTAGAACCCGATGGAACATTTGAACTTTCAGACTCAGTTGACTATAGACCAATCGTAGGACAGATTCTTGGCACGGTGACCTTTGATACTGATACTCCAAACCCAGCAAGTCCAATAGATTTATCCAACAACTCAAGTGGAGCAGTTTTTGCACCATTTGGATATGTAAGTGGTAGAGATTTCAGTAGTTCACGAACAGGTATAACAGCAACAGGTGCAAGTGCCACAGACACACCTCAGAACACTACAAGTTTTACTAGTGACATTACCTTCTATGTTGGAAGAATCGATAAGGTATTCTTACATAAGTCGGGTCAGTTACAAACTTCTACAGGTATTCCTGCACTATCACCAACAAGACCTAAGGCAGTTGACGAGGCGATAGAGTTATTTGAACTGTATATGCCTCCTTACACCAATAACATTAAACAAGTTAGAGTAAGATCACAAGATCATCGTAGATTTACGATGAAAGATATCGCTAGGATTAACAACAGAGTTGGTAACTTAGAACGAATCACGGCTCTTTCATTATTAGAAAGAGACACCCAAACAAAACAGATACTAGATGCCAATGGCCTTGATAGATTTAAATCAGGATTCCTAGTAGATAACTTTAGAGGACATAGAGTAGGTGATGTAAACCATCCCGACTATCAGGTTTCTATAGATGCAAAACTAGGTGCAATGAGACCTAAAGTATATTCACAGTTCTTTGATATTGAATTGAACACTACAACATCTTCAAATTACCAAAAGACTGGAGACTTAATTACTCTACCTTATACTGAAGGTGTGTTTGCTTCGGTTCCTGTGGCATCACGATCAATCAATGTTAACCCATACAATGTATTCTCTTTCGATGGAAACATTAAGTTAACACCTGAAACCGATGTGTGGCAGGATACAGAACAACTACCTGAAGTTAGAATTAACAGAGAAGGTAACTTTGACGCAATTATGGCTGAGAATGCCAATGCACTTGGTACTGTTTGGAATGCATGGCAGACAACTTGGGCAGGAGAACCTACCGTTGTTTCTTCCGAGGTTCAAGCAACTTCGAATGGTTCGTGGAGTGGAGACCCAGCACAAGGTGGTGAGTGGGTTGCTGGTTTGCAAATCACTAGAGACATCACTGAAACAGTTGAGACTCAAACACGAACAGGTGTATCAACAAGTGTTGTAGAAGACTTCACGGAATCAAGAAACGACAGAGTTGTAAGTATATCACTTATACCTTTCATCCGTTCAAGATTTATTGATATTGACGCAACAAACTTAAAACCTAACACAAACCATTACTTCTACTTTGATAGTATGAATATTAATAAGTATGTAAGGCCATACAGTGCAACGTTTTCTCAAGACGCTGCTTCATTTGTTACTGGTTCTAGTGATGGAGACTTCCTTGCACTTGCAGCTAATTTCCCACTACATTGTAAATCAGATGGTAATGGTAGACTAAGAGCAGTATTTTGGTTACCCAACAATAACTCTCAGAGATTCCCTTGTGGAGCTAAAGAGATGACCATCACTTCGAGTTTCTATAACTTAGGTACTCCAGCAAGTATTGCATCAACAGTTTATCAAGCACAGGGTATGTTACAAGCATCTCAAACGGAGATTACATCTACTCGAAATGGTAGGGTTATTACTTCAAGAACTACTGGTGAGAGACAGGTAATTAAGAAAGGTCAACAAATGAATGGGGGGGTATTTGACGGTGATGCACCAGCAATACCTGAAGTTCCAGTTGATACAACGCCGGTGATTGGTTGGCCAACTGGAAACGATAATGGAACTCCAGTGCCGGATTGGGTTCCGCCAGTAGTGACACCGACTTTACCACCGCCTGAGCCACCAGTACTGACGATACCCGACCCAGTTCCACCACAGATTCCAGTGGAAGATCAATTCATTGATCTGTGGACTACACCGAGATTTGAGCCTGGTGATTTTGGAGGTGACGATAGGAAATGGCGTGACCCTTTAGCTCAATCATTCTTGGTAGATGCAAAAGGTGGATTAATGTTAACATCGGTTGACGTATTCTTTGCGACTAAAGATACCACAATGCCAGTTTCTATAGAAGTTAGAAACATGGTTAATGGATATCCTGGCCAAATAGTAATGCCATTCTCTACTGTAACAAAGAATCCTGCTGATGTCACAACTTCAACAGATGGTTCGTCTGCAACAACATTTACATTTGATTCCCCAGTTTTCTTAGAAGAGGGTAAAGAAATGTGTTTCGTTGTTTCTACAAACTCTGACTCGTATGAGTGTTTCATATCAAGAATGGGTGAGAAAGACTTAATAACATCTCAGACAATTGCAGGACAACCATATGCTGGTTCATTGTTTATGTCACAGAATGCTTCGACTTGGACTGCAGAACAGACAGACGATCTTAAGTTTAACATAAAGTTTGCTCAATTCTCTATCAATAAGACACCAGTTCTAAAATTTGATAATAAACCTTTACCAGTTCATACATTACAGTCGAATCCAATTGAAACATTTAGTGGACAAAACTATGTAAGAGTGTTAAACTATTCACATGGTATGTACTCTACAACGTCAAACGTCACAATAGGGAATGTTTCAGGAGACAAGATAGGTGCAGTTCTAAACATAGGAACTCCAGCAGTAACGGGAACACCTACTGCAGGAACCTATCTAAACGTTGCAACAACTACCAACGGAATCACAGACACCGTCACAGTCGATATCGTTGTGAATGCATCAAATGTCATAACATCATGTAAGATTTCAAAAACAGGTGCTGGTTACGTTACAACGGACACTCTTCAAACCGCAACCTTCGGTACTGCAACTGCGTTGATCTCAGTTGACACAATCGGTGAAACTCTTGGTGGAATACCAGTGGGTGCAATTAATGCCACCTACGATGCCATTGCAAATATTGGAATTGACTCTCATACAGTTATACCTTCATTGTCTGCTTACGATCTGAAAACAGGTTACACTGCAGACGATAGTACAACAGGTGGTGGAATAAAAACTGCTGGAGTTGATGCCTCAGGAAACGATGTAGTTACAGGTGGGTGTACATCGACACGAGATTATTACTTCGATACTATCCACACAATGATTCCAAGTATACAAACACAGGGAACACGAATTTCAGCTGCAGTTAACTTAACTCCTGCAACTTCCCCTGAAGCATACATTAATGGAAGTGCATACACTAAACGATTAAACAATGATTTCATCACTCTAAACGATAATTCATATACTGGATACCCTGCAATGGTGGCGTCTCCGATCAATGAAACAAACGAGATGTCGGACGGTAAATCATTCACTGCTGTGTTACAGTTACAATCAACCAATTCAAATGTCTCCCCGATAGTTGATGTTGGTACACTAGGTTGTATCGGTATCATGAACAGATTGAACAATATTGATTCTAGTGCTGATACTGCACTTGTTGGAGACTATGTTGCATCTACAGAGAACGATGGTGACAACAATGCAATGGTCTATGTGACAAGAAAGGTTAATTTGAAGACCGCTGCAAGTACAGTTAAAGTTATTGCAGACTTCTTTAGACCACCTACTACTGATATTAAGGTCATGTACAAAGTATTGTCTAACGATGAGTCAACACCATTTGATGACTTGGGTTGGAAGTACTTCAATACAACAGGAGCTCCCGATACTGCAATAGCCAATGATGCAAGAAACTTTAAGGAATACGAGTTCACTGCTGAGAACTTACCCGAGTTTAGTGCATTTGCTGTGAAGATTGTAGGACAAGGAAGTAACACCTCTGCAATACCACTAGTATCTGCTCTCAGATGCTTGGCACTAGCATAATGATTAAGGTAGAAGGACACTCACATCTTTTAAGAGACGAGAGTTCTACTGCTATTGTGAGTACAGATTACAATGCATACATTGCTGTTAAAAGAAGAAGAGAAATCTTTAAGAGTAATGCAGACGATATAAATACATTAAAAGAAGAGATGAGTGAGATCAAAACTCTCCTATCAAACTTAATAGAGAAAATTCATGGCTAAGACAGTAGACCAATTCAGTACAATAGAAAACTTCAGAACGAAGTATAACGAGCTTGCAGTTGATGTAGGGGATAGTGCTGGTCTAAGAACTAGTGACTCATCTACAATTGTAGATGCCGTTAACTCCATAGAAGACAAATCGTTCTTCTTCCAAGAGTACGTGTACATTGCAGCTGCAGCTCAGAATGCATTCTCAGGTAACGACTCGTTTGGTCATTCTTTAAAGTTCCGTGCAAACAGAATTCAAGTATTTAAAAATTCAGTCCACTTAAATGAGACATATGATTACTCAATCAGTGGCCCAGAAGATGCAGAACACACAGTCATCTCTCTTACATCAGCTGCTTCAGCTGGTGATAAGATTACCATATACTCGTTCACAGGTTCATACCTAGGAACTGCAGCCAACAGTGATCAACCAGTTGGTCAGTTTGCTGAGACAGCAGTCAATACCATTTACAACACTAACACTAATGGTGTTATTTTAAATGGAGACGGAACTCCATACCAAACTTCAGTACTGGAAACTGGATATAACATCCAACTTGCAGGAAAGACATTTGCAGAAGATGATATCTTACTTACAACAGGTAAGACACTTACTGCACCAAGAATAACAGACGGTACTGCATTGATTACAAATGCTATCGGTACTGCATTTACATCCTTTACTTCTACAGAATTCTATGGTAACCTAACAGGTACAACTGCAGATTTAACTGGAACCGTCACAGCAAATAACTTTACAATCGGTGGTGCATCAATTGATGAAACCGACCTAGAAAAAATAGACGACCTAACAAACGGAACTGTAATTCACAGCAAAGCAGTTGCAGTAGATACAAACAAAGACATCACTGGTTTCAGAAATGTTACACTTACTGGTGAGTTAGATGCAGGCTCTTTAGATGTATCAGGTAATTCCGATATCGCTGGAAATTCAGAAGTTCATGGAACTACTGGTTCCGATGGTGATTTCAGAGTTGGAGATTCTGGCGGAGATAAATTCAATGTTGCAGCCATTACTGGTAACACTCAGATAGATGGTACACTAGAAGTCGATGGAACAACAGGACTAGACGGTGATCTTAGGGTTGGGTCTGCTGGTGGAAACAAATTCAATGTTACTGCTTCAAGTGGTAACACTCAGATAGATGGACAACTAGAAGTCGATGGTACAGCAGGAGTAGATGGCAACTTTAGAGTTGGGTCTGCTGGTGCAAGTAATTTCAATATTACTGCTGCAAGTGGTAACACTCAGATAGACGGTACACTTAATGTAGACTCTCATACAGATTTAAACTCATCCGTCACAGTCGATGGTGTTTCAGAGTTTAACAGTACGGTAGGAGTAGATGGCAACTTTAGAGTTGGGTCTGCTGGTACAAGTAAATTTGACGTTGCAGCTGCGAGTGGTAACACTCAGATAGATGGTACACTTAATGTTGATGGTGTAGTGTCAACTACTGGTTTAACAATCGGTGCTGCAGTGATCACGGAAACCGAACTAGAGATATTAGACGGTGCAACTTTATCTACGACTGAGATCAATCTCTTAGATGGGTCTTTGATCAATACAGTAGTTAACAATAAGGCTGTTATATATGGGTCAACTGGACAAGTAACTGCTTCAGGAACCTCTGTATTTACTAACCTTGACATCTCAGGTGACATAGACGTAGACGGCACAACAAATCTAGATATCGTAGATATCGATGGTGCTGTTCATATGCAAACTAACCTTACTGTTGTAGGTGGTATTGATGCTGGTTCTGTAGAAACAGATTCACTATCTCTTAATAGTGTTACGGTATCATCAACAGCAACTGAACTAAACTACAATGATGGGATTACACTAGGAACTGCACTTGCAAGTAAAGTGTTATCCTCAGATGCACTCTTAGACACCACTGGAATACGAAACCTAACAACAAGTGGTGATGTTACAGTCGGGGGCAACTTAACAGTTTCGGGTACAACTACTACACTTAACAGCACAACAGTTGAAATTGCTGATGATATATTTAGAGTTAACTCAGCAGGTGGAAACAATGATGCAGGTTTTGAAGCATACGTTAATAGCGTTGCTAAACAAATCCTATATGATGCTTCCGAAAGTGAGTGGACATTTGGTTCAGAAAATGTTAAAGCAACTTCTTTTGAAGGTGCGTTGACAGGTAATGTAACAGGAAATGTAACAGGAAACGCTGATACTGCAACGACTCTTGCAACTGCAAGAACTATTGCTGGTCAGAGTTTTAATGGAAGTGCGAATATATCCATCGGTGCTAGTAGTTTATCAGACATTAATTATACCACAACTCCTGCTGCTGGTCAAGCATTAATTTGGGATAACAGTGCAGGATATTGGGAACCTACTACACTAGGTTCAACTACCGATTCATATACTGAAGGAGCAAACAACCTATACTTTTCAGATGACAGAGTAAATGATGTCATTATTGCTGGAACAGGTATAAGTAAAACTTATGATACTAACCCCGATGGGGGTGCTGATACTCCTATTGATGGTAGAACCACCCTAAATATAGGTGAAGGTGCTGGTATCGATGTTACAGCTGATGCTGTAGCATTGGACTACGAGCTCGTAAGTGTAGCACCAACAGTTGTTGGTTCGACTACAACTGGACATCTATGGTTTGTTATCTAATAAGAGTATGTTATGTCAGATGAAATTTATGTAAATACAGGGACGAGTTTTCAGCAACCTTTTAATGATCGTACACCCTTAATAGTAAACACAGCTGTTACTGCTCAAAGAGTTGCACAAGCTGCTACCAATACTCAGCAACCGTACCCTTATATTGCAAATGCACAAACAACTTATCAGGCATCTGCTCAACAACCGTATCCGTACACTGCTAATAGGACTATATCATATCCTTACATTGCTAATGCACAGACTCCATACATTGCTAATAATCAAACACCGTTTCCGTACATTGCAAATGGACAACAACCGTACATAGCAGCTGCTCAACAACCGTATCCGTATACAGCAAACAGTCAGACACCTTATATTGCTAATGGACAGCAACCATACCCTTATACTGCAGCCGGCCAACAACCGTATATAGCAAATGCACAACAGGCTTATTCATATACTGCTAATGCACAGGCCTCTTATACTGCTAATGGACAACAACCGTACCCATACATTGCTAACCAACCCATAACATATCCGTACATTGGACAAGGAAGACAACCGTCTACCTATCAACACCAAGAGCCAGGAACTTATACTCGTCAAGGGCAGACACCGTATCCGTACATTGCTAACCAGCCTACGACATATCCGTATATTGCATCTGCACAAACAACTTATCAGGCAAATGCTCAACAACCGTATCCGTACACTGCAAATGCACAGACCGCTTATACTGCTAATGGACAACAACCATACCCTTATACTGCAAATGCACAGACTCCAAGTATTGCTAATGCACAACAACCGTATCCTTATACTGCAACGAGTCAGACACCTTATATAGCATCTGCTCAACAACCGTATCCGTACATTGCTAATGGGACGAATGCGAATGTATCAAGTCGAACACCATATGTGTATGCAGCTGATACGACAACAGATTCAGCACACTCTGCCGATGCCTTTGGTATTGATTCCAACGAAACCGCTTCAATTCGTATGCGTATTCAAAGAGAGAATGGAACGGATGATATAACAGTTGATGTATTTGAGGATAATGAATACGTCAGTGGGACTAGTACCACCACCATTAGTGATGCATACAAGATTGAAGATATATTAGACACTACTAATGGGTACACGGTTAAATTACAGTATGCAGCTCCTGGTTCTGGCGATTGGAACGATGTAACAACAACAGGCTCTTCTTTTAGTGTTAATACAGCAACTTCTATTCCAGCTGCGGGTTCTTATCAACAGCTTAAATGGAATCTAACAGCTTCGGGTGATTATGATCAGGAATCTGCCGTGTCGGCAGCTAGATCATGCAGATTACTCTTTGAGAAGACTAGCCAGACCACTTATACATACAACTTTTCTATAACTTTAGAATCTGAAAATGCTGGTGAGGGAGGTTCGTAATGCCTATAGGTCAACAACCAGTCATAATTCAACAACCATATACTTATGCTCGTCAAGGTCAAACACCGTTTACGTATCAGGCAAGACAGCCTGGAACATATATAACACAAGGTCAGACTCCGTTTACATATCAACATAGGAGTCCTAGTACGTACATTAGGCAAGGTCAAACACCGTTTACTTACATAAACCAGCAACCTAGTACGTACATTAGGCAAGGTCAAACACCGTTTACTTACATAAACCAGCAACCTAGTACATATTCTAGGCAGGGTGATCAACCGACTACTTATTCTGCCCAAGGTCAAACACCGTATCCGTACATTGCTAACAGTCAGACCCCATTCATTGCAAATCTACAATCACCGATTGCTGTTCAATCGCAAGGTAATCAGCCTGCTACTTATGCTCGTCAAGGTCAGACACCGTTTACGTATATAAACCAGCAACCTAGTACGTATATTAGACAGGGTCAGACCCCATTTACGTATCAGAACAGATCACCCTTTACATACATTAGACAAGGTCAGACTCCGTTTACGTATCAGAACAGACAGCCTGGAACATATATAACACAAGGTCAGACCCCATTTACGTATCAGAACAGATCACCCTTCACCTATGCAACACAGGGAAGACAGCCAGGCACGTATCAGAGCAGACAACCTTCTACTTATGCTAGACAGGGTACACAACCTCAAACTTATATAACACAAGGTCAGACACCGTTTACGTATATAAACCAACAACCGTCTACTTATGTAAGACAAGGTAGAACACCAATTATTACTCAAGTGGCGTACCAAACACCGTATATTCATCAACAACCAAGTATTGCTCAACAACCATTCACTAATACTAGAACAATTGGCCCCGTGGCAAAGGTGAAGGGAGTATTCGTTAACGATGCTGGAACTGTACGGAAGTTAAGTTCAGCTCATGTAAACGATGGTGGAACTGTAGAAAAAATACACCAATCTGTTCCAACGGCACAGTATCAATTCTAAAAGGAACTAAATAGTATTATGGCTATACTTGCAAACATCTTCATCGACCAAGGAACTGATTTCACTATTACAGTTGACGTAGCCGATTCAGTGGGAGAAGCATTGAACATGACAGGATATACTGCAGCAGGTCAAATCAGAAAGACTTACAGTTCGTCCACTGTGGCTGCAACATTTGTTACAAGTATTGTTAATGCAACAGGAGCTGTAACAATGACATTGACCGATACAGTAACCGCTGCATTAGGGCATGGAAGATATGTGTACGATCTAAATGTAACGTCAAGTGGTGGAGTAACCACTAGAGTAGTGGAAGGGCAAGCAATTGTAACACCAGGCGTAACGAGGTAATTATGAGTGGATTAAAAGGAACATTAAGTAGAGTTGCCACCATCGGTGGTAGAGTCGGTATTAACAGTAACGTCCGTGCAAAACAAGTTGTGATCGGAGCTGCTACTGCTAATTTATCGAGTAATACTTTATCAGAATTATCAGATGTCACTACAGGAGAGTCCGATGAAGGACTTTTACAGTATGACTCTGCAACAGACAAGTGGTCTGCATCTAATACTTTAGACGGTGGAACATTCTAAAACACTAAATAAGTGTATCAAATATCAAGGGACTCATCCAGTGAGAGTCCGACCCACAATGTGAGTGGATAGAGAAATTATATATTATGCAATCACGACCTCGAAAGTGACAGGTCACAACTTAAATAAATCAAATTTTATAGGAAAATAAAATGGCAACAGTAATTCAAATCAAAAGAAGTACAGGTGCTTCAGCTCCCACCACAACAAATCTGGCGGAAGGTGAATTAGCATACGTACAGGATAGAGCTGGTTCGGGTGCAAGTGCAAAATTATTTATCGAGTCTGTAGGTTCTGACAACACAACTGCTGAAATTCATGCAATTGGTGGTAAGTACTATACAGATATCGTAGGTGGTTCTGCAGCAACCCCAGCTAACTTTAAAGTCGGTAACGGCGCAACAGCAGGTGCATCGCTTCAACTATTGGAAGATTCAGACAACGGAACAAACTTCGTTGCATTGAAATCAGCTGACAGTCTAGCAGCATCAGTAACATGGACATTACCATCAGCTGATGGTTCTGCTAACCAAGTAATTGGTACAGACGGTTCAGGTACATTATCTTTCGTATCAACAACTTCAACCCTTGCTGGTGGTAGTGATGTAAATGTCACATCAGCTGCAGACGGTTCAATGTTATTATATGATACAGGTACTAGTACTTGGATTGACAATGTAATGTCAGGAGACGCTACTCTGGCTGATACAGGTGTAATAACACTTGGTTCAGACGTTGTAGATGGTTCTAACATTGCAGACGATTCAATAGATTCAGAGCATTTAGCAGACGGTTCAATCGACCCAGCTCACTTTGCAGCAGACGCTGTAAACGCAGCAGCTCTTGCTTCTAACGCAGTAGTATTTGCGTCAGTAGACGGTGCAGCGGTAGTTAATGCAACTGAAACAATTGCAGGAAACTCTACATCCGATGTAACATTCCCAACAACAAAAGCAGTATACGACTATGTTTCTGCAATTGATGTTGATGATGATCTAAACATCGCTGGTGATAGTGGTACAGGTACAGTTAACTTTGACGCACAGTCATTAACTGTTGCTGGTACAACAAACGAAATTGATACATCAGTTTCAGGACAAACTGTAACAGTTGGTCTTGTAGCTAACCCTACAGTTTCAGGAAACCTAACAGTTTCAGGTAACTTGGTCACAGATGATATCACAACTGCTACTTTAACAACTTCTGGCAACCTTACGGTTACTGGTGACTTGGCTGTTAACGGTACAACTACTACAGTAAACAGTACAACTGTTTCTATCGCAGACCCAGTTTTTGAAATTGGTTCAGATAGTTCAGATGATAACTTAGACCGTGGTATTAAGTTTGTATATAACGATGGAACTGCGAAAGTTGGTTTCTTCGGTATGGACGACTCAAGTGGTAAGTTCGTAGCATTATCTAGTGCAACAGACACATCTTCAGTATTCAGTGGAACAGCAATGGCTGCTTCATTCGGTGCAGTAGAAGCAACAGGTCTTGCATTAAGTGGTTCAATAACTTCAGTAGACGGTTCTGCACCAACTAATGGTCAGATTCTAATGGGTCACACTGCAAATGGCGACATGGCAGTTGGAACTATTACTGCTGGTGAAGGTTTAGATGTAACTAACGGTGCTGGTAGTATTACTATCTCCGCTGAAGATGCAACTGTAACCAACAAGGGTATTGCAAGTTTTGCTACTGCAATCTTTGATGTTTCTTCAGGTGCAGTGTCTATTAAAGATTCTACGGCTTCTGTTAAGGGTATTGCTAGTTTCTCATCTTCTAACTTCACAGTTAGTTCAGGTGCAGTAACAGTAACAGCTCTAGACGGCGGGACGTTTTAATCAATAATAACTACATTTAAGGAGTAACTCATGGCTACAGTCATACAATTCAAAAGGTCTGCAACTCAAAATGCAGCCCCGTCAGTAAGTGATTTATCACTTGGTGAATTGGCAGTAAATACCTACCACGGTAGATTATATACTGAAAAGAATGATGGTTCCGCTGCCATAGTCGAGGTAGGGTCTAACCCTGCCACTTTATCTGTAAACGATGCTATAGCATTTCCAACAAGTGATGGAACAAATGGACAACTTTTAGGAACTAACGGTTC